CCGCCTTATCTGGTCGGCTACAACGGCACCAATCATCCCGGGTCCACCTTAACTAAGAACACCGACTGGAGCGAGACCTACGGAGCTACATGGGACGAAGCCGATGATGAGCGGAACTGCGACCTCTATGACCGCTTCATCAAGGTAGCCATTGCCGAGGCGATTGAGCCAGCGGCTGCGTGGTACTGCTGGCATGCAAGCCGCAGGCAGAGAATGGTGGAGGATGCGTGGGAGAAGAACGGCGCGTTTGTTCACCAACAAATCATCTGGGCAAAACCGAATCGACCGATTCTGACCCGCTCTTGGTACCTCTGGGCACACGAACCGTGCTTTATGGGTTGGCTCAAGGGCAACAAGCCACCCCGGGAGACTGGCGACTACGAGCGGAGCGTCTGGGAGATTGAGGGGCTTAACAACGATGAGAGGCCGGATCACCCCACACCAAAGCCGCTAGAGTGCTTTGCGATCGCCATGCGCCAGCACACCAAGCGGAGTGGACTCTGTTACGAGCCGTTTAGCGGGAGTGGAAGTCAGCTGATTGCGGGCGAACAGTTGGGACGGCGGGTCTACGGGCTGGAGATCTCCCCCGCTTACTGCGATGTGATCGTGAAACGCTGGCTGAGTCTCGGGGAAGACCGAGCGGTATTGCGAGTACGCGATGGGGTGGAAATCGATGTGAGCGGCGAGTTCGCAAGGTCTACCCAGATTGACACGGAGGCCGGGGAATGATGACCACCTTTCTTGGCGCTAACTGGCGCACAACTGTCACCGGCTGGATTACGGTATTGGCTTCTGCCATTGCGATGAATCCCAAGCTCATCGCGTTCCTTCCCGAACCTGTGCGCGAATCGATCACCGGGATTGCAGGACTGATCGCTGTTGTTTCCGGCGGCACCTTTGCATACGCGGCCAAAGACAAACAGGTCACGGGCGGGAATGTTCCCAATGATAAAGGGACTTCAGGCAGACCTGTGGCCGGAGATAATACTCCAGCCCTGATCATAGCGGTTTCGTTGTCGCTGCTTGGGTTTACAGCGTGCAGTTGGGTTGCCGCCCACCAGCAGCAATGGAACGCCACTGTTCGAGTCGTAGAGCAGCGGGCACTCGAGGTGGCGAGCCGAGTTCTGCTTGCTGTTGCCACGGAAGAGGCAGACAAGGGATTCAAAGCTGACTTCCTCGATTCAGTGGCAGCGGGCTTACGGGAAAACGGTAGTACGGTCGTCTCATCGGAGGATGTGGAAAAGATCGTGAAGATCTGGAGTCCCAACGATGGAACGCAGTGGCAAACGCTTGCGGGCCAGCTTGGGACAGTGGCAGCAGAGGCCCTCTCGCGTGGGGGACAGAAAAATGCCGCTACGATCACCGAACACATAGCCACTGGGCTCAACAATGCCGCTGCTTCGGTTCGGCCTCCTTCGCGCTAACCGTGATTGCGTGGCTTAAAAAGTGGTTCGGGTTCGGTAAACCTCGGATCTTGAAAAGCGACGATCCCCGGTTTGAGTTTGTCGTGGAGGTGGACGGAGCAGATCTGGTGGTGCGACAGACCGTGGCGACGTGGTTTGGAGGAGCTAACGACCCAGAGGACAACGGCGAAACAGCCAGCGGTATCAGTACGGTTAAACGCCCGGAGATCGTCGCATGTGCTTTGCCGATGAACTTTGGGCCGTGTGTCGGTTCACCGATCCCACGCCTGCCGTGGGGAACACAGGTGGAAGTCACCCACATCGACAAAGGGATCTCGGTGCCTGTGATTGATCTGGGACCGTCTCCTGGAACCGGTCACGGGATTGATCTGACGGTTGCTGCTTTTAGGGAGTTTGCTCCTTTGGCGATTGGGAAGATCGTTGTCGATTACCGTATCATCGGTGGGGCAGCGCATCTGGCATCTTAGGCCCCCGTTGACACACCGCCTCGAGCATGGCGCAGGGATTATTCGTTGTTGGCTTCACCATCGCTGAGATCGTGCTGATTCAGAGCAAGGCTAAGGAGATGCTCATGGAGGGCAAAACGCTCATGAGCTGGGCGGATGGTGGCTCGAACGCAACGCGCCAGTTCGCGATGCCGGTCAAAGAGGTGCTGGAGGAGTGTGCCTTCGCTCTCAGAACACTTGATCCTGAAACCTACGGAGCGCGTCGCCGTACTGCCCAATCCGGGGTGTCTGCCTTTCTTCCGCTATGAACCCAATTCTTCGGTACGCACTTCGCTTCGTGCCTCCGGTGCTGATTCCGAAGGCGTGGTGGTCGGCCTATGAGGGAGCCAACTATTCCCAGCGCAGGAGCCGTGTGCCGGGTGTGCCTCCGCAGGATGGGAAACGGGATCTTTCACCTGCAGTACGGAGGGAACTCGTGCGACGCTCGCGCTACCTGCACAAGAACTCGGGGTTTGTTCGGGAGCTGGTTGGGAACATGGCCATCTACTCGACGGGTGACGGCATCAAGCCGCAGGCCCAGTCTGGGGATCCGGTCTGGAACAAACAGGCTGAGGAGTATTTCAACCGGTGGGCTGCGCGTTGTGAGGTGACGAACCGGTTTTCGTTTGAGGAATGCCAGTCCATTATCTGCCGTGCTATGGACGTGGACGGTGAATACTTTGTTCACAAGACCCGAGGAGCCGATGGACGCCCTCGCTTGCAACTTATCGAGTCCCACCGAATCGGAGATCTTGCCGGTTCCGCTGCATCCCATGATGGGATTGGGGTAGATGCGATCGGAGCACCTACGTTTTATCGCACCATCGAGGACGGAGGAGGCATTCGGGATCTGCCGGCAGACTCGGTGCTTCATGTGTTTGAACCTGAATCAGCCACAGCGATCCGCCATGCACCGACGCTCCAGCACTCAATTAACCACATCATCGATGAGATGGAGCTTTTGGCCTTGGAGAAGCATGCGGTGAAGGACAATGCCGACATTGCCAGGGTGCTGAAAACCGAGCGGGGAGAATTGGATGAGAGCGGCGATTTTAGTCTGCCCTCGATGGCATCCGGTCCCGATGGAAGCGATCCCACAGAGCTTCAGCGGATTGTGGGAGGCAAACTTGTGGCGCTTAAACCAAGCGAATCTTTGGAGAGCTTCCAGTCCAACCGGCCGAGTCCTGTGTTCACTGGATTCCTCGAGCATTTACACCGTAATTCAGCGCTGGGTGTGCTTCCGTTTGAGTTCGCAGCGGACTCGAGCAAGGTGGGAGGTGCAGGTGTGCGGCTTATCGTTGCCAAGGCGGGACGCCGGTTTGCTTTCCGGCAGTTGATTCTGATTTCGCGTCTTTTGCGACCCGTCTGGGCGTATGTGATCGGAGACGCTGTTGCTACGGGTGCCCTTCCGGTGGTTGCAGATTGGTGGAAAGTTCGGTTCCAAAAGCCAGCCCGGGTAACAGTGGATGCGGGGCGTGAGGCGCAACAAAACCGAGCGGATGTGGAGACCGGCCTTAAAACATTGTCCGAGTCGTATGCAGAACTGGGTTTGGACTTTGAGGAGCAGGCTGAGATTCGGGCGCAGGACGCGCGACTCCTCATGGATTTGGCAGCGAAGTATAGCGTCCCTTTAGATTTCCTGTGGCACCCGAGCACGGGAGCAATCGTTCCCGGTGCTGTTGTCCCGGAGCCCGTAAACACGAAGGCTGGGGATCAGGATAATTGACACGGGCACGAGTGCATGACGCTCGCTGAAGTCCTGCTCCTGAAACAACCGTGGTTGATTCAACCTGCTGCGTTTCAGGCAATGGCAGCCGCCTCACGGCTCTTCCCGAATGGTTGTAGCGAACTCACCGCTGGGCCCAATTCACCACTGCTCTGCGTTGAGGATGGGATTGGAATTGTAGCGCTGAACGGGCCGATGATGCGGAGGCCTGATGTGTTTTCGCAGATTCTGTTCGGAGCGACTGATACGGAGGAGTTACTTGAGGCGCTGGAGGCGGCTCTTGAGCGGCCCGATATCGAAGCCGTTTTTCTGGATATTGATTCCCCTGGTGGAGCAGTTACTGGAACGCCTGAGCTGGCGCAGGCCGTGGCAGACACTTGCAAGGAAAAGCCAGTCTACGCCTTCAGCTCCGGGCTGATGTGTTCGGCGGCGTACTGGGTGGCCAGTCAGGCACAGGCCATTTACGTGACACCAAGCGCACGGGTGGGCTCCATCGGTGTGGTGCAGCCGGTTGTGGATCAGTCTGAGGCGCTGCGAAGTCAGGGCATCAAAGTGGAGGTATTCTCGGTTGGGAAGTTTAAGGGGATGTGTACGCCGGGTGTTCCGCTTACGGGGGATCAACGGCTTATGATCCAGTCGAATATCGAGGAGGTGGCCGGTGATTTCCACGCAGCGGTGCTTTCGCGTGGGCGCAAGATCCCTGCAGAGGCCATGGAAGGACAGGATTTCTCGGGCAAACAGGCTCAGAAATTCAATCTCGCTGGAGTGGTACGCGATCGCTCGGAGGCGCTACGGCGGCTGCGTTCGTATCACGCATCTTCAGCAAAAACATGCCTTCGCGTTGACACGAAGACGTTCGCAATGAGCAAACCAATCGAGGATCAACTTTCAGAAGCGGTGGCCCGAGTCCATGCGTTGGAGGCCGACGCACAAGCGAGTGCCGCGCTTCTTACGGAGGCTTCCGCCAGCGCAGAGAAATTCAAACAACAGATCGCAGCATTGTCCCACGAACGCGATCATATGGGTACAGAGCTAGGAAGCGTCAGCAAAGCCCTTGAGGCAGCAAACGCGAAGGCGCTGAGTTTGGAGACGCGTGAACAGGATCTCGAAAAGCGCGCTGCGCTGCGGGCTGCCGAGATTGTCGCGAGCACTGGCACTTCCAATCCCGCACGGATCACGCCCGATGGTGATGCCGGGGGCCACGGCCCTGAGCGGCAAACGCCCGAGGAGCGCATCGCGCACTATAACGATCTGATTAAACGCAAGCAGCCGAAAGCGGCAGCGGAGTTCTACCAGAAGCACATCCAACCCCTTTTCAACACCTAAGCCCCGAGTCCTATGCCAAACCAAAATGCTACGGTAAACGCGCCGCTCATCGCCCAGCAGGCCCTGACAACCCTTTTAGCCAAGTTCCCAATCCTGACTCAGATTGCCACTGATTTCAGCGATCAATCGGTGAAGTTTCAGCAGGACATTGTTTCGCACATTGTCACACCCACGGTGGCGCAGGAGTTTAACCCTGCCACGGGATATGTCCCGAGCGATCAGGCGCAGGTGGATGTGAAGGTGAAGATCGATCGCCACGCCTATGCTGGGTACGCGATCACGGACGTGGAGCGTTCCACCAGTGTCATCGACTTGAACCAACGGTACGCGGACAAGGTGGCGTACGCGCTTGGGCGCAAGGTGTGCGATGATTTGCTCGGCCTGATTGTGGCGGCGAATTTCAGTAACTTCACGGAGGCTGCGGTGAATGAGTTCGGGCGGAATGCGATCGTGGATATTGGGACGAAGCTGAACAAGCGATTCATCCCTGACATGGGCCGGTTCATGTTCGTGAACTCGGACTACTACAACGCGCTTCAAAAGGACGAGGCGCTATACAAGGCCTATATCGCGCCTCAAGTGGCAAATGTGGTGGTGACCGGGATGCTGCCGAATGTGAACGGGTTCACGGTCGTTGAGTATTCCGCGCTGCCCGAGAATGGCGAACGCCTCATGGGCTTTG